GCCTTGAACACTTCCAACTGTATCAGTGTTTGGTTTTGCTTGGCCAATTGACCTGGATTGAATGCTGTCATGGTCATGCCACCTGCACCCGAGGGAACGTTGAGGTTATTAGGCCCCACGTTAGGTGCACCTGGCGAGGCTGGTTGGGCACCGCCCTGGGCAGACTTATAGTAAAAAGCACCTAGAGTGCGTTCTACAAAAGCTGACCACCAACCAAATTCAAACATGTTTAGCAATTCAATTGAAGCCTTGGGAAATAGAGTTGAAGTTAGATAGTAGTCCTGATCCCCTGCAATGAGTTCGTCAGTTTGTGCTATCTGCTCCATTCTGCGATAGGCCGCACGATCGTAGAACTGAACATCAGCTGGTGTTGCCACCGACACCTTGTTCAATCCAACAGTCTGAACACCACCTGGATATGTAATCTGTAGTGATGGATCAGTATATGATAAAAAACTCGTTAAAGCCATGCTTGTTCTCCATTAATGGGGTAGGCTATGAACCTGACCCCGCCCGCTTGATTAGTTGTAGCTATCAACGATCGCGATTTCGCAACCACGTGATTGATCAACAACGCCTGAACCAAAATAGCCTAGGCCAGTGATCCAAGTTTGTAATCCACCGTCTTTATCACCCATAGAGATATCTAGACCTTTAACCATTACAGTAGTAATAGCTTGAGGACCAAATGCCGCACCAATGTGACATTGAGCTGAACCACGCTTAACAGTTCTTGTAACACCTTGTTGTAAGAATGTTGAGAAGATAACTGTGCAACCGTATAGGTTACGCAACATACCTGTAGACAATAACTCATCACCAAGTGCTGTTAAACCAGCGTTGATGCTTGCTTTTTCAACTGCAGGAGTTGCTGAGTAGATAGCGCCACCAGTTAGTTCAGACAATAAAGCCTGTTCTTCATCTGGACCTAGAACGATAGTTGGACGTCCTGGGTTACGTGCTTTACGCCATGCATTGATAACATTACGAATCATTCCTGATACTGTAACTGAGTTCAATGTGTCGCTTGCTTCAGCAGTTGTAGTTGTAGAAGCCGCATCGCTCAAGCTCAAACCTTGCATAGCCATAGCTTGCACACGACCGAAACCGTCTGTTAAGCCTGGATCTGAATTGCTGTAACTACCGCCAGCGGCACTTACATAAGTGGCTGTAGAAACCACATAGTATTGAACTGTTTGTGTTGAGTTGAAACCAGCGTTAGAAACGTCTGTAGATGTAACATTGCTTGGGTTACCAACGAATGCCTTAGTAACACGTTGATCAACCTTTTCAGCGAAACTTGCACCTAATTCAGAACCTAGGTTATTAGCTAGGTCAAATGCTGTTGTCCAGCCTAAGAATTTAGAGAACGCTGTTTGAGCAACTGCAGGAGTAGCAACAACCTCTTTGGCTGTGATACTTGCTTGTTGTTCGTAGATTCCGTATGGGTTAGAACCTTGATCGGTATAATCACCATAAGAAATAGGAGCCATTTTTGGCACCTTGTATGTATTACCCTGATTAGGCATTACTACGTTAGTCATATTGACTAGGCCTTGAGATTCGTGTAGAACCTGGATGGCGCTGTTTTGGATCGTTTTTTCAAACGCGGAACTTTCACCTGATGTTCCGCCAATAAAATAAGCCATTATTTTCTCCTTGTTTTAGTATTGCCTAACTTTTATCGATTAGACAATAGGCTTGTTAAATGTGACATTCATACCCTTTAAGGAGCGTCCGCCGATACCTTGGCTTTCTTTCCACTTTTTCCAACCTTCTAGGTCTGAGCTGGCATCTGGAATTTCGTCCTGATTACCTTGTAAGCCCATACCAAATTTGGAACCAGTGCCTGAACGTCCATCATCAGCACTCAATTTGGGTCTTTGTCGCAATATATCCTGTGCTAGGAAGTCCAGACCAACGGGGTCACCGTTTTTATCTAGTCTAGGGCCACCATTTGCACCTTTAACATAAAAGTTTCCATTGTCGTCATAATCAATTTGACTTTCAAATAAAGGAGTTGCGATATCTAACATGTTAGGATCGAAACCAACCTTTACGGCTGTCTCCTTGATCTGACTCTGCAGGGTAGTCTTGCGAACTGCTTGATCTTTCTGTTGTAGTTGTGACTGCAACCCTTGGATCATATTACGCAATTCAGCGATCTCACCCGTGCTGGAACCTTTGTCTGGCTTTCCGTTGCCACCGTTGCTCTTTAGGCTTTCAACAAACTTGATAGCATCTTTCGTTTTACTGAAATCAACGCCAGCAACCTTGCTAAGTGCTTGTAGAACTTCTTGTTGCCCGGATTTTCTGATAGCCCCTAAATTGGGAGTATCATTTTGGGGAACACTTGCTTGTGCTTGATCAACATTATTATTGACTGGTGCACTCGCTTGGCTATTCGTTGCCACCGTATTGTTTTTAACGTCCATTGTTAAATTTTCCTTTTTAGAGTTTAAGGGGATCAACCCCAGTCTGGCAAAATAACGCCTTTGCCAGCAAGCGATGAATTCTTTATCGGCCTATGCCCAACATGACCAGTTGACGAGCGATAGGATCGTTAGTTGTGACACCCTTGTCCTGTATCTCTCCACCGTAGATATTGTCCTGCATCTGATCTTTGATTTCACGTTCTGAAAGATCCTGGACATAATCTGTGGTATTGTCAGGCTGTGTTGTGTCGTAAACACCAATCTTGGCCAAATAGTCTGCGGCCTCTTCTGGTGGAGCGATCATCTTGATCACTTCTTTATCTATAATTGACTGTATGATGGGATTGGTTCCGCTTAATTGTTGGGCCGTTTGTAGAAGAGCCATGCGGAACTGTAGATCTTTGTCTTCGTAATCTGTTGTGTATTCAATGTTGCCAGACCACCATAGATCCATCCAGCGAGCCACTAGATTCATGATTTCTTGTTCCGCGGCTTCTATCTGGCGAGCACGTTGAGAGGCTTTACGGTGTAGGGCACGGCGTTCTTCAATGATTGAAATGCCAGTCTGTGGAGTCATCTTGGTGCTTCGTAGATTACCACGGCCCAAGAAGCCATCTAGGCGCTCAATTAGGCTGTCCTGTTGTTCACGGATCTGTTTGATGTCCTGTGTGGGGATATTGAACACTTCTACTTGATCTTTGTCGCCACGGATGATACCACCGCCACCAGCAGGAATACGAATGCCTGCGGCCGCACGTATCATTGGCTTGGAGAATCTGATTGAGTCATATGCTTCAGATTCTAATTTTAACAGTTCACGCTGGACATCCAGTGCTTCTGTTAGATCGCTCACTCCAAGGTCCGATCTGCGTTGGTCCTGACGTGCTTGGACCTGCACCACAGGAATAGGAATGCCCATGGGTAGTGTATATGTTGATTCTGGGGATATCTGCTGATCTAGATTCTGTAGATCACCTTCTTTGATGATATATCTTTCACAGTAGGTAGGATTAGCCTTGTCACCACAATACCAAATCTTGATGATAGTGCATTCAAAATCTTGATATTCAATGACCTTTAGGTATTCAAAATAGTCGCGGCCACCTTGGGTATATATGGTCCAATCAATGACGTTTTCTGCCGCACAATATGAAAGATAAGGACGGTTATATTTGCTCTGCTCTGCTGGCAAGTCAACGAAACACCAAGCCCAACCTTCAATGCCACACATGGTAGCTAGGATTTCCATAACAGCGTCAAATGAGTTGCCATTTAGGTCAGCATCATCGAGGAAAGCTTCAAACCACTCTTGTTCACCTGCATCTGCAAATGTTTTGGTTAGGAAACCAGGATTTCTTGTTGGAGGATTTTCAAACACTGTGTCAACGATCTCATCTACGATGGCCTTGCATATAGGCAGGGCGGCCACGTTGATCAGTTTGTCACGGAATAGAGCCGCATCCTCACTTGGACGTTTTACTAAGACAGCGTTTTTAAATGCAGGGCCGCCTTCGTATCCTGCTCTCAATGCCTGCATCTGTGGGATAATGGCATGCATTAACGCACTTGGCTGGATGAGTTCGCGAACTGTTAGAGGCATGAATATAAGGTTCCTTAACGTGTAATTATGTGATATTTATAGGGGATGTTATTTTTCTGGCTAATTACATCCAGGATTCCTCTGTTTCAGGGAAGAAATTCTGTTTGATCAAACTTTCAATCGTAGGCATACCATCTACTCTTGAACGTGCATTAGGATCTTTCATATATTCCTGTCCTGGCTCTTCAACAGCATGGAAATCACCATCAATATATTCAGGTAGTGTAGGCTGTTCATGCGTCATTGGGAATAGGTGATGAATACCATAACGGAGGCAGTCACCTAGGCCGTCTATGTGCA